TTCCCAAGAGATACATACAAAGATCAGGGACGACCTAAGCTGGACATTCTTCGCGCAGCATTGTGAAGAATGGATGAAGGACATTCTTGAGATCCCCGATAATGCGAACGCTCCGCTGGCGGTGACCCCGCTCCACCCGGAGGCGGTCGGGACGTACGGGCCCGAGGCCTGCGAGTGGATCGAGCGGGAACTGAAGGGCGAGCTGCCGAAGGGTCTGCGCTGGTGGCAGCGGTACGCGATCTGGCGGCAGCTGGAGCACGACGCCGAAGGCCTGCTGCTGTGGAAGACGATCCTGGAGACGACGCCTCGACGCTCGGGGAAGAGCAGCCGGCTCCGAGCGATGGCGCTGTGGCGGATCGCGCACCCCGAAATATTCGGCGAGGCCCAGATCGTCCTGCACACCGGCCGTGACGTGGCCGTGGTCCGCGAGATCCACCGCAAGGCCTGGCGGTGGGCCACCGAGCGGACCACGGACGGCTGGAAGGTCTCCAAGGGGGTCGGCCAGGAAGAGGTCATCAACGGTGAGGTCCACCGCTGGCTCGTCCGCTCGACCGCCGCGGTCTACGGGTACGACGTCACCCTCGGCTACGTCGACGAGGCCTGGGACGTCGACCCGGAGGTCTTCAGCGACGGGCTCGAACCGTCCACCCTCGAGCGGATCTCACCCCAGTCCGTCCTCACCAGCACCGCGCACCGCCGGGCCACGTCGCTGATGCGTACGAAGATCTCCGCCGCCCTTGCGGCCGAGGATGGAAAGACCCTGCTCTTGCTCTGGGGTGCCCCTGGCGGCGCCGACGAGTCCGCCCTCCAGGTGTGGCAGGCGGCCTCACCACACTGGACCCCCGACCGGGAGGAGATGCTGCGCGACAAGTACGAGGCCGCACTGCGCGGAGAGGTCGACCGGGAGTTCGACGACCAGGACCCCATGGCCAGCTTCCGCAGCCAGTACCTGAACACGTGGCTGCTGCGTGACATCGAGCGGCCGCCGCCCGGCACCCCCGTTGTCACCGAGGACGCCTGGGACGCGCTCGAGGTCCGCTCCGCGCCTTCCGGGCCACCGGACACCGTGGCCGTGGAGGGGTGGTTCTCCGATGGCGTCTCCGTGCTGGCCGCGTGGAACCGCGCAGGGCTGATCACGGTCACCTCGAGCAGCCACGCCACGGCGGCGATGGCGGCCGCGATGGCCGCCTCCTACGGCTGCAACGCCCCCGTCCAGGTCGGCAAGTCCCTGCTGGCCGTCGAGCCCGCCCTGAGCGCGCTGTGGCACGAACCCGCCCAGGGCACCACCCAGGCCGCGGTCAAGGAGCTGGGCCGGCTGATCTCCGAGGGAGCCCTGCGGCACGCCGCCGCCGAGGAGCTGACCAAACAGGTGATGGCCCTGCGGACCCAGCCGGCGCCGGACGGGCCACGCCTGGTCTCCAAGAGGCGCGCCGACGCGGTCAAGGCGCTCGTCTGGGCCGTCGCCCAGGCCAAGGCCGTGCCCGAGGTTCCGGCGGTCTTCTGACGCGCCCGCGCGGGCCGCACCTCCAAGGTTGTGTCGGAGGTGGCGTGTACGGTGAAAACGGCCGAGCGTCCGGTCTCCCCTTGCCGTTCCACGGGAGGTCCCCGATGACGCGCCGGTCCATGCTCGAGCGGCTCTTCGCACGCCCCACACAGCCCGAGCAACCCGAGCAGCGCGCCGCCTGGGACCGCTTCACCGGGGACATGAGCATCGCCGGCGGCGAAGGCGTCCACTACATCGGCTACGACACCTGGCCGGCCGTGCTGAACGGCCCTGGCGGCTCGACCCCGGAGCGGCTGCCGGTCACCACGAGGGCGACCAACCTGATCGTCGGGCCTCTGACCGCGGCCCCGTACCAGCTCCAGGACGCCCTCACCGCGGAACTGCTGCCCACTCCCCGCTGGCTGACCGATCCGATGCTGCTGCGCCCCGACGCCCGCCTCGTGGACGGCCTGGCCGCGTTCCCCCACACCAAGCGCCTCACCCGCTCCGGCTTCTTCCGCGAGGTGATCCGCTCCTGCATCTGGTACGGCATCGGCGCGTTCGTCTACAGCCCTTCCAGCACCGGTGAGCCGATCGCCGGCACGATGCGCCAGGTCCACCCCGGCGCGCTGTCGATCAACAGCGACGGCAACTGGCGGCTCGGCGTCGGCAACGAGTCCGTCGACTTCAACCGCGAGGGCTCGGTCTTCCTCGGTCCCAGCGAGTACCGCATCTGCGTGATGCGCAACCCGCTGTCGCCGGTGCTGGAGGACGGCACCGTCCTCGGCGTCTTCGGGCTGTCCCCGTCCGCGTTCGAGATCGCGTCCTCGATCGACTCCTACACGGCCGGCACCTTCCGCGCCGGGGTGCCGGCCGGGTACCTGCGGGTGAACACTCCGGGCCTGTCCCAGGCCCAGGCCGACGAGATGAAGTCGAAGTGGCTGGCCGCGCACGGCGGCGACCGCCGCTCGATCGCGGTGCTGAACGCGACCACCGAGTTCCACGCGATCAGTTACTCGCCGGTCGACGCCGAGGCGGTCGCGATCAAGCGGATGGGCATCGGGGACGTGGCGATGGCGTTCGGCCTGCCACCGGAGGTCCTCGGCGTCAGCCTCTCGAACTCTTCGACCTACGTGAACGTGGGCGACACCTGGGACCGGCTGCGGGCGTTCGGGCTCTCCCCGTGGATCGCCGAGCTCGAGGATGCGCTGTCGGCCTTGGCGCCGCTGTCTCAGGTCGTTCAGGTCGACATCTCCGCGTTTCAGAAGGACCAGACCCCCCCGGCGGTCCAGGCCGCCCCGCAGTCCCCCGTCCCGAACCCGACCCTCACCGCAGTACCCGACCAGACAGGAGCCGCATGATGTCCCAGGCCCGCAAGGAACACCACGAGACCACCGAGACCACCCAGAAGACCACCGAGACCGTGGACGCGGCAGCCGCCTCCGCCGTCCCCGTGGTTCCCGTCGTGCCGGTGGACCCCGACGCCACCAGCACCACCGGGTCAGCCGCCGTGGACGACGCCATCGCCGACCAGGCGGCGCACACCGCCCGCGCCGGGAAGGTGACCGTCGAGCAGGAGAAGTAGGCAAGCCCCATCCCCGAACGACGAAGAAGGAGCTGCGTGATGCCCAGAGTCCGGCGCCGTTCAACGGCAGCACCGCCCCCGGCGGTCGCCAAGAAGCGGTACGAGTACAACGAGGCCCCGCCCGTGCAGGACGACGCCAAGACCAAGACCGCCAAGGCGACCGCGCAGAAGGCGGCGAAGAAGTGACCACTCAGACGATCGAGCTGCCCAAGCGGTTCGAGGTCGTGCAATGGCGTTCGGCGGAGGTCGTCGACGTCGCCGACGACGCCGGCGAGGTCCGCCTGCGGCTCGTGCCGTACGGCAAGGAGGCCCGGCTCGGCCTTGACCTGTGGGAGTCCTTCGAGGCCCGCACCTTCGCGGCCGCGACCAAGGCCCCCGGCAGGGTGAAGCTGTGGAACGAGCACAACGGCCCGCTGGTCGGATGCGCTCGTCAGGTGGAGGACCTGCCGGACGGCTCCTACGCGACGATGAGGTTCTCGTCGTCGCTCAACTCGCAGGAGGCCCGGACCCTGGTGGTCGAGAAGATCGTCCAGGACTGCTCGATCGAGTTCCGAGCGATCCGCGAGGCGATGACGGCCCGGCGCGCACCGGACGGTCTGCACGTCACCCACAGCCGGGGCCACCTGCTCGGCGCGGCCCTGGTCAGCCACGGCGTCTACGGCGAGGTGGGAAGCCTGGTGCTGTCGGCCCGCGACCAGGGCGCCGACAAGAGCCACGACGAGCGGCTGGCGCGCCTCCGCGCCCTGAGTCACTGACGGTAGCTATATTCATCACACGCGGTTATCGGTCTTGCCCCCCGTCGTGAGAACCCCGGTTATCCCGGTTCGCCCGGTCCCCCGGTCCCCTCACAAGGACGGCTTGCGGACCTCCCCCGCTCGGATGTGCAGTCCCCATCGCGAGCGCCCCAGGAGGACGCCATGAGCAAGCTCAGGAACCCCGTGCTTCAGCAGCTCGACGAGCTGCGTTCCGTCCGTGACACCGCCCGCGACGCCGCGATCGCGATGGCCGCAGCCGAGGGATTCGACCCCGAGGACGCCAGCTTCAAGGAGCTGGAGACGCGGGCGCAGACCCTCGACACCCAGGTGGCCCGGCTCGCCGGCCTGCTGGAGGCCCAGACCGCAGCCGATGCCCTCGACGGTCGTCTCTCCCGCGCCCCGCAGGTGCCGGAGCAGCGCGGCGAGCAGACCCCGCTGACCTGGGGCGAGCAGTTCGTCGGCTCCGACGTCTTCGAGGAGTTCCGGAACCGCAGCCTGCGCGGCACGTCCAGCAAGTTCGACGTCGAGGTCCGTGCCCTGCCGCACAGCCTCGCGTCGATGGACGCGGCGCTGCCGTCGAACCCGATCGTCAACCTGACCCCGACGCCCCTGCCGCCACTGCTGATCCCGCTCACCTCGGTGATCCCGGTCAACACGAACTCGATCGACTACATCACCTGGGCGAAGAAGGCCGGCGGGGCCGCGGTCGTGGCCGAGGGTCTCGGCAAGCCGACCGTCGAGTGGGAGCCCACCGTGGTCTCCTCGTCGCTGGAGAACATCGCCGGTCGCACGAGCTTCACGCGGCAGCTCGCCGAGGACGGGCCCGCGATCGTGTCGTACATCAACGGCGAACTTCAGCGGGACGTCACGGTCAAGGCCGAGGTCAACGCCAAGGCCGTGCTCGCCGCTGCCACGCTGCCGACGAAGACCGGCCCGGCGGGCAAGGGCGTCGCCGGCGCGATCCGCGCCGGCAAGGCCACCGTCGAGGCGGCGGGGTTCACGCCGAACGCCTTCCTGATCCACTCCGACGACCTGGTCGACCTTGACCTCGCGTCCTTCAACCAGTTCCGGGGTGACCCGTACTTCGGGATGACCCCCGTGGTGGACCCCGGCGCCGTCAAGGGCACCGTGATCGTCGGCGACTTCAAGGCCGGCGTCCAGCACTATCGGCGCTCGAACGTGCAGCTCTACATGACCGACAGCCACGACGGCAACTTCGCCCTGAACATCCTCGACGCCCTCGCCGAGCAGCGGTCGAAGACGGTCGTGACCCGTCCCGCCGCCCTCTGCAAGGCCACTGCGGGCGCGTGACGTGGCCTCAGCTCCCGACCTCGCGGCGCTCAAGGCGTGGCTCGGCCTGGCCGCTGGCGATACGACTGACGACGTCGTCCTCCAGGAGTCGCTCGACGCGGCGCTGGCGGCCCAGGCGAAGGTCGTGACGTACCCGGACGACGGGACGGGCCAGCCGGACTTCGTGCCGGACCTGCGCACGGCCGTGTTCCTGCGGGCGCAGCGGGCCTCGGCCCGCCGCAACTCCCCGGAGGGCGTCGTCGGCCTGGCGGGCGCCGGCGGGGACTTCGTCTCCGCCCGGCTGCCGTCCTACGACGGCGACGTGGAGCACCTCGAAGGCCCGCACCTCACCCAGGTCGTGGCCTGATGGCGACCACCACCGCGCAGACCACCGACGTCGCCGGGATCCTCCACGGGCTGATCGAGTCCGTGGAGGACCTGCGGGTGTACCCGTACGTGGCCGACACCGTCCGCCCGCCGGCCGCGGTGATCGGCCAGCCGAGCATCGACTTCACCGACCAGTCGGCCGGCTTCTGCCGGGCCACCTGGGACTTCCCGGTGACCCTGATCACGACACGCGCCAACGAGCGCGTCGCGCAAGCCGAGATGTCGAAGCTCCTGCTCGACGTCGTCACCGCTCTGGGAGGGGACACCCCTGAAGGGGTCCTGTCCGTGGAGCCTCTGGACGCCCGACCCGTCCCTGGTGTCGCGGTGAACGGGCAGGAGCTGCCCGCGTACCAGCTCAACATCCGCATCAGGGCCTGAAGGAGGACCCCGTGGCAATCAACACCATCAAGACCCTCACGCTGACGCTGGACGCGCAGACCGTGGAGTGCCAGCTCACCCGCGCCGCGCTCGTGGACAACCCCGACACCGAGGAACTGACCACGTTCTGCGGCACCGAGACCAGCGCCATCCCCAACTACAACCTGGAGCTGGCCGGCTTCCAGGACTACGGCCAGGCCCTGGGCGTCTTCGACATGATCCACGCCGCGTACGTGGCCGACCCGATCAGCGAGATCGACTTCGTCCTCACGGTCGGCGGCGCGACCAGGACCGGCGTCGCGAAGCCGATCGCCGACGTCCCGTTCGGCGGCGATGCCGGCGCAGCGCTGACCGGAGACATCACCCTCGACGTGGTCGGGCCCATCACGGACGGCGTCGTAACCCCTTAACCGCGCTGGCGGCGGAAGCCTCACCCGCTACAGCCCCCGCCGACGCGGGTGAGGCCGCCAGTGCGACGCCCAGGAAACGGGCACCCAGGAAGCGGGCACCGAGGAATCGGACGGCGAGGACAGGATGAGCCTGCGGCAGAAGCTCCGCATGGAGCTGGACGACGGCACCGAGGTGGTCGCCGAGTACTCCGCGATCGACCTGCGGGCCTGGGAGAAGGCGAACCGCCGGTCGTCCCTGGACGAGCCGATGAGCGTCTCGATGCTCTCCTGGCTCGGCTGGTCGGCCGCGAAGCGCCAGGGGTCCATCAACGGCGCCTACGACACGTACGAGCAGTTCGACGCCGCCTGCACCTCGGTGGAGGGCATCAACGAATCGGCAGACGAAGAGGAGTCCCCTACGAAGGCCGTCAAGCGGGCGGCTACCCGGAAGGCTCCTGGACCCGCCTGATCTGCGCCCTGGCCATCCGAACGGGCATCCCGGTGTCGGTGCTGGACAAGGAGGAGGAAGAAGTGGTGCTCACCATGATCGACCTCCTCGCGGAGAAGAAGGGGAGCGCCGACTGATGCCCGCCAGCATCAACTACCGCGACATCGCCGCCGCCGTCACCCGGCTCGACGTCTCCTCCAAGAAGCTCCAGAAGGAGCTGGTGGACAACCTCCACCGGGCCGGCCCGCGGATCGAGGCCGACATGCGCGCCGCGGCCCACACGAAGGTCCAGCGTCGCGCCGCCGGCACGATCGACGTCGGCAAGGACTCCCAGGGGATCGCGATCCGCGGCGGGCAGGGCGGCGGGCTGGGGTCGGCGCTGTTCGCCGGCGGCGAGTTCGGCGGCCGCAAGTCCAAGAAGGAGTTCTACTCCACCCGCTCACCGAACGGGCGGGCGTACGTCGTCAAGCGCCGGGTCACGATGCAGTTCCTGCCGCACCTCGGCACCACCGGCTACTTCTTCTGGCCGACCATGCGCGACTGGCTGCCCCGCCTGGAGAAGCTCCAGACCGAGACCGTCGAGCGCGTGATGGGCGGTAAGCCGTGAGCACGACCGTCCTGGACCTCAAGGTCCTCGCCGACGCCCGGCAGGCGGTGCGGGGGCTCAAGCCGCTGTCCACGTCGCTGAGCGGCCTGACCAAGGACGCACAGAAGACCGAGGCGGCACTGTCCGACCTCGACAAGCCGATCAAGGTCAAGGTCAACGACGAGGCGATCAACAACGCCAAGAAGGAGATCCAGCGGCTCCAGGCCGAGATCCGAGAGAACCTCGCTCTGGACATCAACGCCGACACCAAGACCGCGCAGCGGCGGATCCGGCAACTCCAGTCGGCCGTGCGGACCCTCGACACCAAGGACGCCGAGGTCGACGTGAAGGTCGACGTCGACGACTCCGAGCTGAACCACCTGCGCCGCGGCTTCGGCCGGGTGCGGGTCGCAGGGGAAGCCGCAGCCGGCGGGATCGGCAACGGCCTCGGACGGCTCGCCCAGTCGTCCGGGATCGTCCTCGGCTCCGTGATCGGGGTGTTCGCCGCCGTCGGTATCGCCGCCGGGGCCGTCGCGAAGAACACCCTCGGCCTGGCCGACAACCTGGACAACGCCAAGATCGCCTTCACCCAGTTCCTCGGCTCGGCGCAGAAGGCCGACGCGTTCCTCCAGGACCTGACCGCGCTCGCCGCGAAGACCCCGTTCGAGTTCGCCGACCTCGTCGGCGCGAGTAAGAAGCTGCTCGCCTTCGGGATCGCCGGCGACGACGTCCTCACCCTGATGACCACCCTCGGCGACGCCGCCGCCCTGACCGGCGCCAGCGTCGACGACCTGGCCGAGATCTGGGGCCAGATGGCCGCCAAGGGCAAGGTCTCCAACGAGGAACTTCTCCAGCTCACCGAGCGCGGGATCCCCGCCTATGAGGCGCTCGCCGAGGCGATGGGCAAGACCCCCGCGCAGATCGAGAAGATGGCCACCGAGGGGAAGCTTCTGGCGGGCACCACGCTGCCGGTCCTCCAGGCCGCCCTCGACAAGGCGTTCGGCGGCGGCATGGCCAAGCAGGCAGAAACCCTGGGCGGGAAGCTATCCACCATCCAGGACACCCTGAAGGGGATCGGCACCTCCGCCGGGCAGGCCCTGCTGCCGTTCGCGTCGGCGCTGCTGGAGAAGATCCAACCCGGCCTCGACGACCTCGCCGCATGGACCAAGGAACACAAGGGTGAGATGGCCGAATTCATCGGCGAGGGCGTCGCCGTCGCGCTGGAGTTCATCGCCGGCGCCGCGGACGGCCTCGCCGACCTCCTCGACGGGGTCCTCACCACGGTCGGCCAAATCATGGTCGGGATCGGTCAGGCAGGCCAAGGACTGTCGGGCCTGCCCGGTATCGAGGACACCCTCGGCGACGACGTCGTGGCCCAGGGCGAGAACCTCATCGCGATGGGCAAGGCTGGCACCACCGCCAGCAGAGGGCTCCGCGACGCCGGTGACGGTCTGCGCGACGCCGCGGCCGGCGCCCGCGACTTCAGCCACGAAGTCGCCGGCGGCTTCGAGGTCGACGTCCAGAAGCAGGAACTGGCCGACCTGCTCACCGACCTCGAAAAGCTGAAGACGCAGCCACCCACCGTCGAGGTAGAGGCGAAGATCACCGCCGCCAGGCAGCGGATTAGCACGCTGCGGAAAGAGATCGCGGGCGTGGCGGCGAAGAAGCACCTGATCTCGATCGACGCCCGGATCGCCTCGGCGAGGACCAAGCTCGCCACGATCGACGCCGCCCTCAAGAACCTGAAGGGTAAGAAGGCGACCCCCGAAGTCAACGCCGACATCAAGGAATGGACGACCAAGCGAAAGGCCGTCGAGGTCGAGATGGCGCGGCTCAAGGCAGCCCGCCCTCACGTCGCGATCAAGGTCACGACGACCGGGGTCAGCCAGGCGGCCGCCGACATCGACTCGGCGGCACGTGACCGGGACGCGACCATCACGGTCAAGACCAGGAAGGCCGCCGGCAGCGGCGGCACCTCACCCGACTTCGACGTCAACGGCCGCAGCATCGTCCCCCAGCTCTTCGGCACCGACAGCAGGACCCTGGCCGGGGTCCGTGCGGCCGCGCTGGCGGCCCCGGCGATGGTCGCCACCACCCTGGCCCCAGGAGGCGCACAGCACGCCCCAGGCGGCCGCAGCACCGTGACCCAACTGCGGCCCAAGGAACTGCCGGTCAAGGTCTACCTCGACGGCGCCGAAATCGCCGACCACCTCCAGCTCAAGGCCGGGCGGCTCGCGACAGCATCCAGCGTGCGGAGGCGGGCCTGATGGCACTCGGACTCACCGTCACGAAGGAGACCCCCGAAGAGGGCTACGTCGTCCTCCAGGCGACCGGCATGACAGCCGGCACCAAGTACGACGTGTTCCGCCTCCAGCTCCGCCGCCAGATCAACGACCTCGGGCTGCCGATCTACGAACGGATCTACCCGGACCACCGCGGGCTGTGGACCGCCGTCCAGCACCGGGTCGGGTGGACAGCGCCGGCCACCACGGCGACGTTCCGCGACTACGACACCCCGCTGCGCCCGACCCAGTACTTCATCGTCCCCACCGCGTCGGTGAGCCCATACGAGTACGCGGACTGGGGCGTGGCGTACCCGGTCTCGCGCGGGTTCCTCAACACGACCGTGGTGGACTTCTGGTGGGACCTGAAGGGCACGCCCGCGAACAAGCCCGGCATCATCCGGGTCCGGTCCGTCGCGCACGCGGCGAAGTTCGTCGACGCCTGCGTGGTCGAGATGGGAGACATCAAGTACACCGCCCGCGGCACCGAGCTGGCCGTGATGGGCAGCCAATACCCGGTGTACGTCGGCGACGTCCGGGAGGCCCGCCGCGGTTCCATCGTGCTGAAGTGCGGCAGCCTCGCCGAGTTCGACGACCTGCGGAACATCGTCTTCCCACCGACCGGGAAGATCTGGCCGGTCATCTTCAACTCGGCGTCCGAGCCGCCCCTGATCCTCAACGACATGCGGGTGATCCCGCTGGACGTCACGCTCGAGCAGGCCACGGCCTCCGACGCCGCCCTGCGGTACCTGCACATCGACTACGTGGAGATCAACCCGACCGCGCCCCTGGCGCACCGGGTCGGCGACAACGACGACCTGGTCAACGCGCCCAAGGCGAACTTCACGGTCTCCGACGCCACTCCCGCGGTGAACCAATGGGTCACCCTGACCGACACCTCGACCGGCCAGTACGACTCCTGGGACTGGACCGTCCCCGGCAACGCCGCGGCCTACGCCCTCGGCTTCCCCAGCGGCGGCACCCCGAAGTTCCAGAGCGCCGGCCCGCACCGGGTGATGTGGGCCCGGCCCGGCACGTACGCGGTCAAGCTGTGGGTGGGCGGCGCGATGGTCGAGATGGTCCCGCCCGGCACCTCGGCCGGCAGCCACTCCCGCGTCAAGTACGTGACGGTCCACCGGTGAGCCGGCTCACGACCCGGGGCAGCAGCAAGGCGTCCCTGTTCTCCCAGGCCGACGCCGACACCTGGCTGGCCCGTGCCGCCGGGTCGCACTCGATCCGGTGGAAGGTCAACGCCTACCGGTGGCTGTCGAGCTCCGGCGCGGAGGAGCTACTGATGCAGGACGTGCCGGTGCTGGGCGGTGCCCTGACGATGGACAGCTCCGACCCGATCCGGCGGCACCTGACCCTGGAGGTCGGCGGCTCCGACGAGCTGGAGCCCCGCGACTACCGGGACCCGCTGGTGCCGTTCGGGCAGTTCCTGCGGGTGTTCGTCTCCATCGACCGCGACGACGGGACCTGGCTGCCGTGGCTTCGGATGGGGGAGTTCCAGATCCAGTCCTACGTCTTCGAGCGGCCCTCGATGATCGCCACCGTGGAGGCCGCCGACCACAGCTCGGTCGTGAACGAGTTCTTGCACGAGAAGAAGAAGTCCTACGGCAACCGGTCTCTGACGACGGCTGTCGACGACATGGTGCGGGCGGCCTTGCCGAACTCGGCCTTCAAGCTGGTCGCCTCCGCGTCCGCCTACTCGGTCAAGGTCACGACCTGGGTCTCCGACGCCGCCAGCTCGCGCTGGGATGAGGCGGTCCGCCTGGCCGAGGCGAAGGCCTACGACGTGTTCTTCGACTGGGCCGGGGACCTCGTGCTGCGGCCCAACCTCGGCGACGGCAACGACGACGTCATCCCGGACTCCGGCCCGGACGTCGGGACCAAGGGGAACCCGATCATGACGATCCAGACCGGCGTCGGCGGCACCCTGGTCGGGATGACCGCGACCGTGACCCGCGACGGCGCGGCCAACGGCGTCTTCATCAACATTCACGAGACGGCCGACCAGAAGGCCAAGGACGCGAAGGCCCGTGCCGCCCGGGGCGACTCCCGCGTCGACGTCCAGGTCCGGGCTCTGGCCGGCGGCGGGAACCCGGTCACGTACGGTGACCGGTTCGGGCGCATCCCGATCGTCATCGACAAGCCCGTTGTGAAGATCACCGACGCGATCGTGGCGAGCTACCAGGCCTACGCCGACAAGCTGCTGTCCCGCCGGCGTGGCGTGGTGCGGTACATCGACTTCGTGATGCTCGGCGGCTACCACCTGGAGCCGGACGACAAGGTGAAGATCAAGTGGGTCGGCCTGGGCGGCGAGGTCCACTACGAGGACCACTACGTGCAGTCCATCGAGTTCGACCTGAAGGGCGGCCCGACGAAGGTCCGCACCCGTGAACTGAACGTGACCGACCCGGGCGGCCTGATATGACCACCGACCCGGCGGCCCAGGCCGCGCTGCGGGTACCCCGCTCCTACGTGGACGGCCTCTACGTCCGCGGCGAACAGGGGCCGGCGTCCCGGGTCGGCGCCGGCGTCGTGGTCTCCGTGGACGGCTACAACACGTGCACCGTCGTGATCAACGACGAGGAGGTGACCGGCGTCGTGTGGCTCGGCACCGTCGCGCCACGAGTCGACGACGTCGTCGAGGTCGAGATGCGCGGCGACCTCCTCGTCATCCCCGCGATCAACGACCTCGACACGTTCCTCGAAGGCATGGAAGACCAAGCCGAACACATCGTGTCCGACACCGACCCCGGCGCCCCGCCACCGGTCGACCTCCAGGTCGGCGGTTCGATGAGGGGTCTGGACGCGTGGCAGTTCTTCGACAGCCGGACGAACGCGCTCGTCAACCCGAGCTTCGAGGTCGACACGACCGGCTGGTCGACCGTCCGATGCGCCATGACCAGGACCGCGTCAGGTACGGCGCAGAGCGGCGGGTACGTGGCCCGCCTCACGAACAACGGAGCGGCAGCCACGCACTACCTGGACACCCCCGCGGCGAGCCGGTACCTGGTTGCCGAGGGCCAGGTCGTCACCTTCTCCGCGTACGTGCGGCTGGTCACAGGCGGCGGGCTCGGGTACCACGCGGAGCTGGCATTCCAGAACGCCGCCGGCGCCACGGTCGGGTCGTGGATCCTCGGCGCTGCGGTGACCCTGACGACGGCATGGCAGCGGATCTCGGTCACCGCGACGGTCCCCACCGGCACCGGCATCGTCTCTGTCGGGCCGGTCATCACAAGCGCGAACACGGCGAGCGCCGACGTCTGGGAAGTCGACGCGTGCATGCTGGACGACTCCCCGGCCGTCGGCGCCTACATCGAGGGGTCGATCTACGGCACGCCCGCCCTGAACTGGGCCCGCGAACTGGGCCCGTCCGGCCAAGGGATGCGCGTCTACCAGACCGGCCCGCCGACCGTCGTGGCGCGCAACATGGTGACCATCCCGAGCGGTGACGCGGGCGTCGGCCCGAACGCCGCCGGGCACTCGTGGACGGCGGGCGACACGCAGACCGGCACCTACTCCGGCACCGCCCTCGTCGAGTCATCCCCCGAGATCGCATACACCGGCGCCGTCTCACTGAAAGCCACCTGGCTGCCCGACCCGAAACCGTCGAGCATGACGCTGCGGGTCGGCGGGCACACCATCGGGCAGCAGTACACCGCGAAGGCGTTCGTGTACGTCCCCGCCGGCGGCCAAGACGCCCGGCTGATCGTCCAGGGCGTCACCGCGTCGGCGGCGGTGACCGTCAAGGGCGCGTGGACGCCGGTCACCCTCACCTACACGGCGACCGCGGCCGAGCACGTGATCGGCGTCGCCACCCCGGCGGCGACCGCCACCCTGGCCGGCACCGCGTACCTCGACGCCGTCTCCGTCGTCGCCGGCGCGACCGCGCTGACCCCGTACTTCGACGGGTCGACCTCCAGCTCGGCGACCGAAAAGTATGTGTGGACCGGCACCCCGCACCTGTCAACCTCGGAGCACTGGACCGGACCCACCCCACCGACGACGCCTCCGGCCGCCGCACCTCCAGGCGTATCCGCGACGCTATGGTCCGAGGAGTTCGTCGACGTCGACCCGGGTGACACGATCGGCTTCGACGCCGCGTTCCTCGAACTAGCCGGCGCCCCCACCGCCCAACTCGTCGTGAGCTACTGCTCCGCGGACGGCGCCTACCCTCCGCCCGGCGACCCGACGACCGCGACCGTGGCGATGGGCGCCGCCGTCAAGATCAGCGGCGCAGCCGACATCGTCCTAGGCCGGACCACCGTCGTGCCCGAGACGGTGACCTTCCCCGGGCCCGGCGCGCAGGAGCCGAAGACGGCCCGGTTGGGGATCAAGTTCACCGGCAACCTGCCTGGGACCGCGCAGGCCCTCGCCCTGAAGACCACCGCCACACTCACCGCGAAGGGCTGGCCGCTCGGCTCCCTATGGATGGACCCCGACGCCCCAGTCGGTGGCCTGCCCACCATCGTGGACAACGGCGAGTCACTCAACGTCAACAGCAACGACCTGCCGAGCGCGACGGCGGACACGCCCATCCCCGGCGCCAAGAGGGCGATCGTCACGGCGCCGGCCACGACGGGCGGCGTCGCGATCGTCACGTTCTACGGTTCGATCGCGTTCCGCTCCGCGAACTCCTACTTGACCTTGAAGCTGCTGGGCACGCCGGGCGGCATCCTTACCGTGATCCAGGCGGCACTGGCTGCCACGATCACCGCCACGATCCCGTTCTCGATGCGGGCCGTGATCCCCCTCAGCGCAGGCGAGGAGGTCACCGTCACCCCGGTGTACGCCTACTCCGGCACCGCGATCACCACCCCGCACGCCGTCCTGCGACCCGGCATGACCGTGGAGTTCTACCCCGGCGCCGTGGCCTCCGGCGGGTCCAGCGACCCGATGATCCGCTACTGGGACGGCGACTCGTGGCGGCCGGAGATGCTGCGGGCCGCGACCGTCGACCTTTCCCAGCTCGCGACCACGACGCCGGTGCCGAAGACCAACACCACGACCACCCTGGCGCGCTCGGCGTCGTCGATCCACGAAGGGTCGACGCTGACCCTCACCTCGACCACCACCGCCGGCGCTGCTGGCACCGTGACGTTCTACCGCGCCACCTCGACCAGCGGCCCCTGGACGTCCCTGGGGTCCGCGACGATCTCCGCGACGAAGGCGGTCAAGACGTGGACGGCGGCGCCCGGCGCCTGGTACTTCCGCGCCACCTACGGCGGATCCTCGCTCTACAACGGGTCGACGTCGGCGGCGACCCCGGTCACGACCGTCCTGGCGAGGGTCACCAAGACCCTGGTTATCCCCTGCTCGTGGGCGCAGTCGTACGCCGGGAACGGAGCCAAGCTATCCGGCACCTCCGCCGACGACGCCGTCCACCAGGGCTGGGCGAGCGCCGCCCACGGGAACCGGCGGGCGCTGCTGCGGTTCGTGAACACCGGCATCCCCGCGGCCGCGGAGGTGACCTCGGTCTCCCTGGTCTGCAAGACGGGCGGCTGGGACTACTGGGAGAACGCCGCCGCGCCGGTCCTGATCGTCGGCAGCTTCAACAACACCCCCAACGTCCCCGCCACCTTCCCACCCTCGAACAACGTGTTCCCCGACCGCTCCCGGATCGACATACCGGCCGGCCTCGTCAGCGGCGGCCCGGGTGGCTTCTCTGCCAACGTCACCTCCTGGGCGAAGGTCTCGGTGACGGCCTCGATCTTCTCCGGCCTCCTGATCGGCCCCGGCCCTTCCGACAGCCCTACCTGGCGCGGGTACTCCTCCGAGCCAGGCAAGGACCAGTTCACGCTGAAAGTCATCTACGACGTCTGGGAATGAGGAACCGTGCCCGACCACACCGACGACCACACCGACGACGACACCATCGAGCAGCAGCCCGCGTCACCTCCAGCCCCGCCCAGGGTCAAGGTGAACAAGTCCTGCACCTGCGGCTGACATGAGCGACTTCCCGCTGGTCTGGATGGCCGACGCGCTGCGCGCCGCCGGCTGCACCGTCATCGAAGAGGACGGGTGGAAGACGCGCGGCCGCCCGCGCTCGTTCGCCCCGATCGGGATCATGTTCCACCACGACGCCAGCCCGAAGGGCGAGACGTCCAACGGCGTCGACGTCATCCGCGACGGGCGCCCCGGCCTGGAGGGCCCGCTCGGCAACCTGTGGCTGGCGTTCGACGGCACCTGGCACTGCGTCGCCGCCGGCTCCGCGAACCACGCAGGGGAAGGCGACGGGTCCTGGGGCGACATCGACGACGGCAACCACGACACCATCGGCGTCGAGACCGACCACACGACCGACGAGGCCTGGCAGCCCGGTCAGCAGTCGTCCGGGCTGCGCGGCACCGACGCGCTGCGCCGGCACATGCGCATGAGCGACGCCCAGGTCCACCGGCGGATCCTCGCGCACAAGGAGTGGGCGCCCTCCCGCAAGGTCGACCCGGACCCGATGGACATGAACGCGGCGCGGGCGAACCTCATCGCCTACGACCCCGCAGCAGAGGAGGAAGAGCTCGTGGATCAGATCAGGCGCGTCTCCGAACAGGAGCAGACACTCGCCCCGGGCAGGTGGGCCAAGGTGCGCATCGGCGCCGAGGACGACGAGACCGGCCCCCAGTTCGGGATCGTGAACGGCCCCTGCCACTTCATGCTCACCATCAACCTGACCACAGACGGGTTCCACCCGGACTCCGCGCTGATGCTGCGCGCAGTGAACACCGAGGCCGACCCCGACAACGTCAAGAGCTCGCACCCGATCGAGCAGCGGTCCCCCACCGACGACGGCCCTCAGCACTTCGCCTACGCCGCCCAAGGCTGGGTACCGGAAGGCCAGACCCTGCGCGTCCAGGCCAACCCCGACACCGAGGTCACGATCAGCAAGGCCGAGACCCGCGTCAGCGCCTTCCGATGACGCGCCCCGCACCTACTGAACTCCGCACCTCCGCACCTACGGACCTACGGAGAAGGCGAGCTCGC